AAAGACATGACAGATAGCCTAGAAGAACCTATGTATAGGGGGGTCTGTATCATCTGCCAATTATCCTTTGTATGTGCTTGTTTAGAATCTTATCTATGTTCTTGTTGACTACACCTGAAACAGTTTTAAAAAACTCTAGCTTCTTGGTGTATCTTACTACCTTCTCAAAGCCTATGATTAGTTTTAGTTGTGGATTCTTTTTACCACCAGTTCTACGCCAGACACCATCAATACCTTTTACTTGACCAATGAATTCTGTTTTTCTTTTTGCAAATCCTCTACGCCTTCCTCTGATGTTACCATACTGGTTAAGCACACCTTTGTCATAAGGTACTGGTATCTGTTGATTCTTTGCCGACTCTATACCACCTTCAAATTGTTTTTCTAAATACTTAGATTGTATTGGTGGAACTTCTATCAATGCAGATAGATCATTGGGTCTTGCTTTAAATTTAAGAACTACACCTTTCTTAGTAAACATTGTTGGTCTATCTAATTTCTTAGCTAACTGTGATCGCATAGCATTAACTGCTTTGACACCTACTTCATTTATAGCGTTAGCAGATGCTTCTGGTAAATGTTTCTTTTGAAACATATTCAACTTCTTCTGTACTTCTTTTATGTTTGATTGTATGTCTATCTTTACTGTCATATTAGGTGGTAGCAATAAAATAAAAAAGGAGAGTAGGAGAAGTGTTTTATTGCTACCAAAGCCATTATAAATTCTTTTCTCTAAATTCTACAATGTTTTTTGCCCACCAGTATAATTCAGAATCATTAAGAGTATGTTTCATTCTATTAACCATAGAGCAAACTAATTGTATATTACCTACTACATAACCTAAATCATTGTTCTTACGATCTATAGATGCAGAATAATGTACTGAGCCAACACCCTTTTGCCATGTCATATTCATACCAGACAAAGCACACTTACCTTTTTGTTTATGCCAGATAGTATAGACATACTCAATATCTATATTCCATTCAATACCTGAGTCTTTACGACTAGACTTTAATTGTGCAAATAAGTTTTTTAAATATGATTCTGGATTAGAACTCTTAGTGAGCTCTCTTTGTGATTGTGTACAAGAACGACATTGTCTACGAGTAAACTCACCTTTCTTATTAGCTTTGGTTTCAAAGTGTTCAGTAGATAAAGTTCTATGACAAGTTATACATTTTCTAGTGGTCATCCTTGCTTTTGTAGTTAGTTATCTTAGGCATCATACCATTTTCTTCTAACTTAGCTTTTAAATTAAATATATCTATGTGTAGCATATTTACTAATTCTTCTGCTGAGAAGATAACATAGCGTTCTTTAAATTGTTCAGCTGCATTTGCTTTCTGTTCTTCAGTTCTACAGATTAAAACATTCTGCTCTATATCAGTGCGTTCAACAAACCACGTTTCTACTGGTAATGCAATTATGCCTTCTCTTGCTAATTCTTGTTCTAAAGCATCATAAGCTCTAAGCATCATTGCTGAATCCCTTATAACATCAGCGTTTGAGCCGAATGATTGTGCTCTGTTCCACTTTGTTCTGGCTTTGTAAAACCTTTTTTGGAACTCAATATTGACTAATTGTTCTGGTTTATCAACCCCAAACTTAGTCTTTATAAGGGTTCTAGCGATATTAACTTTTTTTATACAATCTATTAAAGATTCATTCATAATATTAAATTGTTATGCTGAGTAAGTTGTACCTGTTCTATACATTAGAAATGTATATAGAACAGTACAGTTTTCCCTTGCTTTTGTACCAAAAACACTGAAAATGGAACAGTTTTGGAACAGTTTCGGTACAGTTTTATCCATTGTTTTCTTTCTCTGTAATGAACTCTTTTATGTCAATTAAATAAAGTTTTAGTATTGTTGCTTGTTTTTGATGAAATTGGTGATTGCTAAAATCTGTCATAGCTTGTTGATTGTGATAATCAATAGCTCTAATTATAAAAAGAATAGCATCTTGATATTGCATCCTAATAGAAGATTCAAATTTGTTTTTAGTCTTTTTGTTCATCTTTCTTTTTCTTTTTATTTACAAAGCCAAAGACTATTTCTAACCATTTCTTTTCTACATCTATTTCTTTTTGCTTTCTTTTTTTCATATAAAACTCTCTAAATTCTTTTCTTTTAATTGATATTTATTATTTTCGTGCAAAAGTTTTCCTTGTTCCTTTAATTTAGCTAATCTTTTTCTAATTGTTACATCAGAATGAGTATCAACTAAACCATATAAGTCTTTAGGTTTTACCCATACACTTGAAGGGTCAGAACTTGCATTTTGCATTTCCTCTATTTCCTTTAAAATTATACTATCTACTGCGTGTTCTTTTGATTCTTTAGGCATATCTTCTGCATTTGTAAACTGCAAAGCACCAGATGTTATTTCTTCTGTAATTGATTCAAATTTATCTGTTTTATTTTGAAAAGGTAACAATTGCTCAACAAATTTAAAATTTTTGTCTTTCATTGGTTTTCCATCTTTAACTAATGTTTGTTTTAATTTTAAATACATACCATCTGCAAGGTCAGATCGTTCAACCTTATATTCCCAATCTACCGATGCTTGTATAACAGATGAACCTCTTGCTCTACCTGAATTAGAATGACCTGTATGATGACAAATAGCTATTGTGCTACCATAAGTATCTCTAAGATCATCTATTCTTTCTATAAAAGTTGACATATCTTCTGTGCTATTTTCATTACCACCACCACCAAAGTTTCTTTGTAAAGTATCAACAACTATCAAACCAATTTCACCATGGTCTGCTTCTATCTTATTGATAGTATCTTTTAATAAAATAAAATCTTTTTCATCTAACATTCTTGAACCTCTATTAGATATAAATAAAGGCATATCAGTAATATCTTTTTCGTGTAGTTGTCCATAAGCTGATATTCGTCTACCTAGCCCTCTAACACCTTCCCCACATAAATATAAAACATTTGACTGCTGGACTTTATGTTCGTGCCAATCATAACCCAAAGCAACGCAACAAGCTAAATCAACTGCAACAAATGATTTACCTGATTTAGCTTGACCAAAAATTGCTACAACACTTTCATATTCAGCAATATCTTTAATCAACCAATTTGGTGCTTCTAAGTTTTTAACAATATCTGATGCTCTAGTAAATTCAAAACTAACTCTTTCTTTATAAGTATTATTTACACAATAATTAATAAATTCTTCTGGTGATTTAAAATAATTGTTTTCGTTTGCATCATACAAATCATCTTTATCTTTAAATTTTCTTGGCGGTTTTACAATCATACATTCTTCAGTAATGTCAGCTAATAATTGTTGTAATTCATTGGCTACTTTTAAACCAGCTTCATCATTGTCTGGAAAGATAACAACTTTACGATTCGTTAAAGGTGACCAGTCTTGTTTACTAATGGCATTGACACCACCATGCCAACAACAAGTATCTGCTTTATCTTGCACAATAGCTTCACAACCAATTGATGCTTTTTCACCTTCATTGATAACTACATAACCTTCTGGATTTTTATTTGTACAAAAGATCGGTAGCTGTCCTTCTGGTCTTTTCATTGTCCATTCACCATTAGTTTTAGTGAAAGGTGCATACTTTTGTTTTATTGCATGGTCAGTAGGAAATCGCATTACACAAAAAGTATTACTATATCTAACAAAGATTTCTGCTTGTTCTTTTAAAACAAACATTTCTTTATCGGTATAAGTTCTAATAGGTTTTTTTACTTTTACTTCAGTAATGTTTATTGGTTGGACATTAGGCGTTTGATCTTTGTAAGGTGCTAAGATCGCATCGACATCTAAACCTTTTGATTCAAGGAAGGCGATAAGACCATAGCCTTCGCCTCCCTCAAAATCGTAGAAAGTGCCATTTTCTAAATCAAGAGCTAAAGAACCCTTGTTACCCCATCTTAAATGCGTACCGTCTTTTTTAGTTGGTTGTCCTAAAATATCTACCGCAATTAATGGTGCAATTTTTTCCCATTGCATCGACACTGCTTAAAATGGAATCTCATCGTCAACAAAAGTAGATGTCTTAGCATCAGAAGAAGGTTCATCAGGGAGAAAATCAGCTTTCGCTTCCCCTTCTTCTGAGCTAACCCACGAAGGTATTATAAAATTATCAGGTCGTTCTTTAAATGCTGCCAATTCAAATTTAGGTATGGCAGTGTTACCCATGCCTACTGTCATTGCTTCAGAACCTACCCATTTAACAACTGGCAATTTGTTTTGATTTTCAGGTTTAAGTGATTCTTCATAAAAACTTGCACCCATTTGTTGAAAACCAGAATATTCACCAAAACTATGTCTTTGCCATAAACAAGGTGCGTGTTCAATATTCTTATCGCCATCGACATACTTAGGCAAGACCCACACGCTAAACGCTTTTTTATGGTCATCACTAGGTTTGTCCATCGGCGTAAATAAATCTTTTTGCCAGACATACGTGTATCCAGATTCAGGACTATATGCCCCCCATCCAAAACGCATTGTTGAAGTGTCAATCATAAAATAATTAACATCCAATTCTTCTTTGTTTTTATACCAGCTTTTAGTAGCTGCCTTGTGTGAAATGTAAACGCTATCTTCGCTATCTACGATAAATGGGTTACTCATGTGTTACTCCTTCTTGTATTAATTGATTAAATGAAACTGTCAGTAAATCAAGATTCTCTAAATAAAAAGCATCAAAAGGTAATTCTGGTAATTCAAATAGTATTCGCAACTTACAATTTAATTGATGTGTGTTGTGGCAATATTCGACAAACAGAAAGTCACTGTCGTAATGATTGTGACCATTTGGCTTTTTTTCTTCCATCTAAATCTCCTTAGTTTTTTAGATAATAAAACTTTTTTTTAATAAGTGTCAAATAAATTTACATAAATTATTTTAAATAATAGTTGTAATATGTAATAGTATCTGTAATATATATACTATAATTTATAAAAAAGGAGAAAATTATGAAACTTACAAATAAAGAACTAAGACAAAAACTTAATGAATTAATGGATGAAATTATTTCTGTTAAAGAATGGATTTTTAACGCTATTGAAATTGAACCACAATTGCCAGAAATGAAAAATAAATTAAAAGAACTTGAAGAAGAATTAGCAAAAATAAAAGCTACAGAAAATAATTAAGGAGAAAAGTATGAGAACAGTAAAACTTACAGAAGAACAAATAGACGTAATTGCTTATGCATTAGAATACATGGGCACTGAATGGGCTTATGTAGCAAGACAATTGTCTGACTCTAAAAGTGTTGAATCTACTAGCATGAAAGACTCTGACAAAAAAGAAGTCCGAAAACAACTTAGAGTTGCTAGAAACATTTTACCCAAACTTGGTTTTAGCAAAGACAATTTTTAAGGAGAAAATTATGAATAAATATATGCGATTACTCACTTACATTAATCAAGATCAAAAGACTTGTTCTTTCTTGGTTTTAGCAGATCATACATCTGGTATTGACTATAAAGCTAAGATTGAAACTTTTTATAAAGGTCTTACTTTAATTAGTGCAAACGACTATCCAGTATTAAATAAAACTGTAGATCAGCAAAATTTAGAAGCTGATAGTTTTGCTAATTATATGGATGCAAAGTTAATTTCTTGCAAAGACCTTTACAAGCTTTAGGACAAAACCATGAATAAAAAAATAGACTTCTCATATAAAGAACATAGAACAGACTTTGAACTTTTCTATGGACAACTGTATTATGACTATCGAAGGGAGTGCGATCTTGACCAAGAATCTTTTCTTACGCAAAAGAAATGGTTGCTCAAAAATTATAAATTTATCGTGCAACAGTACGAAAAAAGTAGGAGAAACAAATGATCTTAATAAAAGTTAAATATGATAATGACTGGTTGCCACCCATGCAATACAAAGACAAACAACAAGCAATCATTAAGTACAACAAACTCATTGCTGCTGGACATCAAGTGGAGTACATCGACCATGCGTAATAAACAAAAAAAAGTTTCAGTGCTAGATTCAAAGTCAACAGATAATATTAATCCACAACATTATAAATCTGGAAACATTGAGTGCATTGATACTATCAAAGCAAGTATGACTCACGAAAGTTTTAAAGGTTATTTAAAAGGTAATATCCAAAAATACATTTTTCGTTATGAAAAAAAAAGTTTAGAAGATTTACAAAAAGCGGAATGGTATTTGACTAGATTAATTCAGGAGTGTAAAAAATATGAGTAACAGCGAAAACGAAATAATTATGGAACGTCTTTATGAAGAAGCTATTGCTAAAGGTATGAGTGTACAAGCAGCAATCAAATACGCTAACGAAGAATTTCAAAAACTACCACAACCATGAGATTTCAAGTAAAAGGTCACGCTATCTTTGGCACTTATGCCAAGACCTTAAATGGCAAGATAGTTATACAAGATGAAGAAACCGATGAGTATATTGCTTATGAAAGATCACAATTAAGGAGAGTACATGACAAAGACTATTAACAGAAAAAAAGTAAGAGCCGATCACAAATTGGCTAACTCTTGGCTCAAAGCTGGAGAGAAACACACAGAAAACTATCAGCAGTTTAAAAAAGACTTAGCACCAATAATTAAGGATATTAGAAAAGATGGTATTAATACTTTGCAAGGTATTGCCGATGAATTGACCAAACGTAAAGTAAAGACAAGATCAGGCAAGATCAAATGGTATGCTTCGCAGATTAGAAATTATTGGGAGAAGTAAATGAAAATTAAAAAAGGTAAAAAAATTGTTTACAAATGTATTTATGAAGTTATGCAAAATATGCCAAAGTTTGCACAAGAACATTGTTTTCAAAGTGCATTAGATTGGGAATTGAAACAACATAATTTAAACTTCACAATTGAAAAAAAAATAAAAATTGAATATAAAGGTGAAGTTTTTGTTGGTTTTTTTAGACCAGATATTGTTGTTGAATTTAAAGATTCAAATTTAGTATTAGAATTAAAACGAGGAAAAGAAAAAGCTGATGACGAATGTCAATTAGAAAGTTATATGACTGTTAGTGGGCATAAAGACAAAGGTATTTTAGTAAATTTTAACGAAGAAACAATCAAAGAATATGATTCAAAAAGTCAAACTTTTTTAATTAAATATTGGAATGACTTTGAAAAAACATTTTCACAAGAATTTACAAAAGGGCATTCAGCTGATAGTGAAATATTAAAGGTAATAGAAAATTTACAAAATACAGATTCTGAACCACAAAATGTTTGGATACAAGCCAAAGATTTATATGGTTTAATTTCTGATTGTTCGGATGGAACAATTAGAAAAAGATTAACTAAATTGAAAGCAATGGGCAAACTTATACATAAAGATAAAAGGTATCAATTGAAAGAAAAAAATTTAGAGTGTTATTAAATGCCTAAGATTGAAAATATAAAGCAGCACATTGAACTTTGTCAAAAAATTAAGAAAGAGAATAAACAAAAAAAGAGAAGAAAAAATAAAAATGCAAATAAAAGTTAAAGAAAATGGTTATTTAACTAAATCAACACTTATAAAAGTACAGCAAAATATTAATAAAAAAAGGAGAAAAAAATGAACGATGAAAAATATTCAGAATATCGATCAAGTCCGATTGGAAAAATAACGCCAGATTACATGATTTCAGCTTCAACATTAGTTGATATATTTGGTTTAAATCCATATACAACACCTAACCAACGACTTAAATTATGTCACGATGCTATGAGTGGCAAAGATATTCGTTTTACAGCAAATAATGCAATGGATATGGGTAACAGATTAGAAAAACCTATAGCTTTAGCTGCTTTTGATCGCATTGGTTTATTAGATATTGAATTAGAGGTTACTGAGCCCGTTAGACACCCTACCTTGCCTTTAAATGGTTCAGTAGATTGTTATGGTATTGCTGATAATTTATTTATTCAAAGAGATGTTGACAAAGGTTTTTATCTGCCAGAAAAAGCCGATGATGAAGGCATCAAAATAAATGGCAAAGGGATTATAGAGATAAAAGCTACTAATGCACCCCACCAAGAAGCACCACCACCTTATCGTGGAGTAATACAAGTAAAAGCATTAATGGCTTGTACTGGACTGCCATACGCAGTAATCGCAATTTTAAATGGTACTGACCTTAGATGTTATTTCTACGAAAGGGATTTAGAGTGGGAAAAAGAGTTAGCAGAGAAAGTTAAAGACTTTGATGAACGCATACCTCACTGTGATTATTATTCACCTTTTGATACGCAAGATGCAGCTCGTATTAATCCTCAAGACAATGGCGAAACAACTGAACTAACTAAGACAGCACAAAAACACATCGATAATATTGAGACTTGGGAAGGACAACAAAAAGATTTAACTGATCTAATACAGAATTCTAAGACTAAGTTGATGGAAGAAATAGGTGAATCGCAAC